AATATCTTCGTCTTGGGATTGCAGCAATTCTTCCCAATCAAACTGCATAGATGTATTTCTGTCTTCAATTACTTCGTCCAGAGTGGGGATTTCAGTTCTCCACATTGGTTTGGCGATTCCGTTCCAGAGGTCAAGTAGTTCTTGTGGCGAGTATTCGCGTTCTACAGTTACGTCTATGTAATAAGTCATGGTGGAATTCTTTTGGGTGTAGCCCGGACATTCTTCGTAGCGGTTTATCCGGGGGGTGAAGTTTGGGCGGTGTAGTGGTTTTGCCCTCATGTCTAATAATGTATCCCATGACGGCATGGGATGTCAAGGGGTATAATGAAGAAAATTAGAAAATATTTTACCCATTATGGAAAGTTCCTCACGTCCTGACTATGTAACACGGTTCAAAGGGGAGGGTATCGGAACCAAGTACAAACAGCCATCAATTACTGTACGGTTTCCTGAACAAGCCGATCAAATTTTACGATCGCTGCCAAATATGTCTGATTATGTGCGTCGTGCAGTCATCAAACAACTAATAGCGGATGGACTTCTAGATGAAAACTCTCAGCCTGTAAACCCTGAGTAGTTACTGACAGCATTGGTACAAATACACTGCCAATGCTATGCCCATTCAACTACCAACTAACGGAACATTAGAACAGAAAAGAGCCGTTTTCAAATTTCTTGCACAATCCCAATATCAAGGAAATGTGGATGAGATTTTGCGGGGGCCAGTTAGAACCAGTGGTGGTGGTATTGCTGGCAGATTCAAAGATGGTGATACGGTAGTTTACTGCCAGTTGCAACCTCAAGGTGAAGGCTGGCAGGCTTATTATGAGGTGGTGTTTGCTGAAAACTTAGATACTGTAGATTCATTTACCGAACAACTACGAGGTGATGCGGGAAATCTTACAGACGGATGGATTGAGCAGATTAGAGGCTTGCTGGATAAATCTGAAGGGCTGGTGGATTTCCAAGAATCACTGCTAGACCTTTACCCAGATTTACCAATTGAAGACCTAAGCTCGATCATGGGTGAAGCAATGACTACTGCTCACTTAGCAGGTCAATACGAGGCTGAAGAAAATGGTTGAATATAAAAGTTTACCGTTTGACCAAGCTATCAATTTCTTCCGTTTCAAGGTCAACGTACCAACTGCAACATGGCGCGATGTGTGGCAACAAGAACACGATATCGCATTTGTGGTAGCAGGCGCAACTAAAGCCACATTATTAGCCGATTTTCGTCAGGCGGTAGATGATGGCATAGCTCAGGGAAAAACCAGGGCTGAATTTCAGAAAGACTTCGATCGCATTGTGGAAACTCATGGCTGGCAGCACAAGGGCGGACGGGAATGGAGGGCAAATATTATTTATGGCACTAACTTGAGAACTGCTTATGCAGCCGGACGCTATGAGCAGATGACTGACCCGGACGTGCTGAAAATGCGTCCTTACTGGATGTGGAAACACGGCAATTCCAAAGAGCCGCGATTACATCACCTAGCAATGGATGGCAAGGTATTTGCGGCTGCTGATGCTTGGTGGGATACTAATTACCCTCCATCTGGCTGGGGTTGTAAGTGCATGGTCGTTACCTTGTCTAAGCGCGATATTCAAAGACGGGGGTTGGAGGTGGAAACCCCACCACGAAGTGAGACTTATCAATGGACTAACCCAGCGGGTCAGAAGGTTACGGTTAAAAATTCTCCTGATCCTGGTTGGGGATATGCACCTGGACGCTCGACTCAACAGCAGCGGGTGGATGTTTTAAAAAATATTCTGCAAACTTTGCCCAATGATTTACGCCGTCAAGTTGAGCAGGATGCTGTTAAACAGGTTCAGAAACCAGAAACTGGAGATGTTCAAAAACAGGGTGTTTTTAGGTATTTGTTGCAGCAGTTGGGGCAGGATGTCCAAGAAGTGATTGATATCCCAACTGTTGCTGATGATGGGAGTTTGACGGGGTATTTCCGAACTGTGGATGGTGAATTTTTTGGCGTGGTGCGGTTGATTGACGGTAACTGGAGGTTGGAATATGGCCGGAGTAACTCTCAGAATTGATGACTCTCAGGTTCAGGCAGCTTTGAGTCGGTTAACCGGCAGGATGGAAAATCTAACCCCGGTATTTAAGAATATTGGGGAATATATGACCTCATCTATCTTGGAAAGATTTGATGACGAGGTAGATTTTGAAGGTAATAAATGGGCAGCTTTAACGGCTGCGACAATTGCCAGGAAGCAGAAGAAGGGGAAGATATTAAAAATCCTTCAACAAGATGGGGATTTGCGGAGGACTGTTGTTTATTTAGCTGGTGCGAATAAGGTAGAGATTGGCACGAATCGGATTTATGGGGCGATTCACCAGTTTGGGGGAAGGGCTGGTAGGGGGAGGAAGGTCGTTATTCGGGCGCGTCCGTTTTTGGGGGTGAGTGCGGCTGATTCTCTTGAGGTGGTGAGTATTGTGGAGGAGTTTTTGGTTGGTTAGTATGTGGGAAATTCAGATAAATCTACAGTGCTGACTTGGTAGCCAGTTGATATCCCAGCTAGAGCATCTACGTCTAGAATAAGTTGATTTATCGCTGATAATTGCTGTGATAGGTTAGTACTTTGAGCGGTGCTACCAGCAGATGTACTCCATACTCCAATCAATACCAATTGATTATTGATAATTAAAAATTGTGGATTTCCACTATCACCGCCAATAATTGTCTCTGTAAAATTATTTCTTTTTGTACTAAACCTAAAAAGAGCCTGAGTACTTAAAGTGTATAAATCTAATATCAAGCCTTTTTCTTGTGCATCAAGGCATAAAGAAGGTATTAAGTAAAGCGCACTTAAATTAGGTAAATAGCTATTAATATTACTTGGCAACAATTTGCAAGGAACAATATCAGAAGGTAACTCGGAACTTAAGCAGCAAATAGTAATATCTGCTGAATCAATGCTGTATTGAGGGTGTATTTTACTCGCGATTACAGTTCTTGCTACTACAGTATTATCCGACGCGACAAACCTTACCGTAGTTCCTGTAGCGTAATTTCCGCCGTGACCGCAAGCTATAAAATGCCTTGGTGTAATTAAAGTAATCCCTAAAGCTGCTCCGCTTTGGCTATTCCAAGGTGAAATGCAAGTTAGTTTATTAACTAAATCAGCACACCAGAAATTAGTGTTTCTTAAATAAGTAGAAGATGTGTGGCTTTGAGTGGCGTAGAGATTCCAAGCGGTAGTGTTAGATTTCCCAATGACTCTAGAATCCACAGCATCAGAGCAATGTTTGGATAAAGAGCCAGATACATAATCATTAAAAATATCAGTTGAGGGTTCCTGCTTAATAGTTCCAACAAGAGTTATATCTATTGTTCTGGAGGGAATTGTGCTTGAGATGGTTATTGTTTTTGTAGCGCCATCTGTTTGCGTTTTAAACACATTATCTTCTTGCACAAACTGGCTACCAGCCGGGATTGAGTAGTTTAAAACCGGAGATATTTGCCTAAAATATACAATCTCGTTTATTTGCAAATCCGTTGCTATTTGAGCCTCGATGTATCTAGTAATAGATAAGTCTTTATCAGTAATACTTGAAGTACTACCGCCTGATACTCTCCTATAAATAGGTTGTACCTCTATATCCCACCACCCTTCAGGGTTCAGATACTTCCCAGAAATACTTTTATCAGAATCTGCGTTATAAATAATATCCATACTACGCAGCCTCAAAAAAGAAAACTGGAGCAACAGGGAAAAACCTATCAGCAAGAATTACAGTAGAAGCGTCTACTGTAGCTGGTAATGCCTGGGAGAATATGACACCTATAGTTCTCACTGGATACAATTCCGGGATTGAAACTCCAAATAAAAATAAATCTTCTGATTGAGAAAGTTGACATGACATTACAGTTGCTGTGCCATCATCGTCTGTATATTGTCCTAGGGTATAAATACCCGGCTCTAATACCATACTTACTAGAGCTTTTCTGTTTCCGAGTACATCACATGAAATAGGAAGAATGGGTGATATTCGGGAAAGAGGTTTCATCGTAGTTAGGTCTACTGTGTAGACAGCTACGTGTACCGTCGCTATGCCCTCCGATAAAATATTAAGGGAAATAGAGTTTAGGTTTAGAGGTTTAGAAAGAATGAAATATTCAAAATATGTTGCGCCTCCGTTGTCAAGAGGGCTGTTGTCAACTAATACGCCCCCCCTGCAAGTCAGGGCATAATAATTACCAGAAATAAAAGGAGGAGTGATACCCCTATCTAAGACCTCTGAATATTTAGCATAATAACTGTTTCCTACACGAAACCTGTTTTCTGATATATCCTCAAATACTTTATTTGAGGTGGGATTACTAGCATCTATTTCAGATTTGGTTCCTTGGGGAATAGAAATCAGGTTTACGCTTATATTTGGTGGCAAATATTCTTCTGACAGCTTTCCTTCTGTCAATGGTGCTATTGTTTGTCCAAGCGCAGCAGCAGAAATAAATTTTTTTTTCAGTCCTTGATATATCTGCTGAATCCATCCTTGATTAAATGTCATTTTATTAAGTCCTTAAAATACTCAAAATTCTATAGTTTCCTGAGCTACCTGCATAACTATAAGTTTCTAATGCAGATAAATTTAAAGATACAGAAGAATAAGCAATAGTGCTTATTCTTTCATCGTTTGTGCCTGCATCTAGATAGGTAAAAGTTTGTGCTAAATCATTTGCACTTTGTAATTTTTCCCAATTATTTTGTGAAATAGTTACATTACCATTAATAGCTTGCGTATTTCCTGGCTCTGTTTTAGATTCTAATTCCAATAATATTTGATTTAGTTTTGTAAAAATTACGTCTGTGTCGGAGGAGCTTAATCGGTTTTTGATTGAAGTTTCTAGTTCAATTTGTGTATTTTGATTAGCTGCGCTTGCATCACCACCCCCACCCCCTCCACCTCCCCCAGTACCTCCGGCAACCAGTAATTCACCATTTGAATTGAATTTCATATTTTTGTTTATAAGCTTTTATAATCAATGGCGATTTTAAGCACAAAAATCTATAGTGATTTTTTTCAGCCTGTACATAAATTTACCCATCATCAAAATTATTGATATGGAAAAATATCTAGAAATCTTCAAGGCTGGCAAACACACCGCAATGGATGGGCGCACACTCTCGTTTGGAGAGAGTGAGATTAACGCTTCCGTAAAAGCTTATGACCCTAGTATTCATGAAGCGCCACTGGTTGTTGGGCATCCTAAGTCCGATGCTCCTGCTTACGGCTGGGTTAAGGGACTAACAGGCAATACTGGTTTGATGCAGGCAATACCTCATCAAGTAGATCCCGTATTTGCGGAAATGGTGAATGCTGGCAGATTTAAAAAAATCTCAGCCAGTTTTTATATGCCCGATCATCCTACTAATCCTGTTCCTGGGGTCTATTACCTCAAGCACGTAGGGTTTTTGGGGGCGGTAGCACCAGCAGTTAAAGGCTTGAAGTCTGCCAGTTTTGAAGAGTCTGAAGAGGGGATTCTAGATCTTGAAGTTGATTTCGCTGAATGTGCAGCAGACTTTCTTGAATTCTGTGAATGCGACAAGGGGGGCAAGTTGGATGTAGAACAGTTAAAACAGGAAAACGAACGCCTGAAAGCAACTCTGAAGCGACAAGAATCAACTAGTTTTGTGGAAAGTGTGAAGAGTAAAATTTTACCTTCTTACAGAACTGGGTTGGTTGAATTTGTATCCAGTTTAGATAGTTCTCAGGAACTGGAATTTTCCGAAGGTGACGAACAGAAGAAATTACCTGCGGCTGACTGGTTTAAGGATTTTCTAGCTCACCTACCCAATGTTGTGGAGTTGGGTGAAGTGGCAGGGGATGAGAAGAAACTTCCTGAAACCCCCACAGACCCCAAGAAGATTGCCAAACTTGCTACCCAATATGTGGAAGATCAAGCACAAAAGGGGACTCAAGTTTCCTACTCTGAAGCTGTCGCTCATGTAATGGAGGTGCAGTAATGGGCAGAAAACAAATGTTTGTTGATTGCTGGGTATCTGAGGCTGCAATCAATCCTTACAGAATCTGTAAGTATGGCGCTGCTGAGGGTGGTGTGGTTCAGGCTGCGGCTGCAACTGATAAATTTTTGGGTATTGGTAACAACTTGGGAGCATCAGCCTCTGGACAACGAACCGATATTGTCAGGGGCGGTATTGCGGAAGTTGAATATGGTGGAACCGTTGCCGCTGGTGATTGGCTCACCTCGGATGCTAATGGCAAGGCTATTGCTACTACCACCGCTGGAAACCGGATTATAGGCATTGCCGATGTTGGTGGGGTATCTGGTGATATCGGTTTGTGCCTGATTACATTTGGGAAAATTTGATAAATGACTAATGCTCCTTTTCCTATAGATCCCGCACTGACTGCGGTAGCAATTTCCTATAAAAACAGCAAGTTGATTGCTGATGAGGTTATGCCTCGCGTTCCTGTTGCGCGTCAGGAATTCAAGTGGTGGAAGTTTTCTATGGAAGAAAATTTCCGCATTCCTGATACCAGGGTAGGGAGAACTTCAAAGCCTAATGAGGTTGAGTTTTCAGCCAGTCAAGAAACAAGCTCTACCGATGATTTTGGCTTGGATGACCCGATACCCCAAAATGACATTGAGAATGCCAGTGAAGGCTATGACCCTGTGATGAGGGCTACTGAATCTCTTACAGATTTGGTTTTGCTTGATCGTGAAAAACGGGTGGCAGATTTAGTTTTCAACCTAAATTCGTATCCGTCTACTCAACGAGTCACGCTTTCCGGTTCTAGTCAGTTTAGCGACCCCAGTAGCACTCCTATTAGTGTTATCGCTGATGCAATGGATGCAATGATTATGCGTCCAAATATTATGGTGATTGGGCGCGGGGCTTTCTCTCCATTGGTTCGTCACCCGCACATCATGAAGGCTTTTAATGGCAATGATGGCGACAGAGGTAGGGCAACAGCTAAATTTTTGGCTGAGTTGTTTGAACTAGATATGGTTCACATAGGTGAAGCATGGTCAGTTACAAGCCGTAAAGGTCAGCCAACTACAACCGCTAGGCTTTGGGGTAAACATATCGCTCTTTTGCACCGTGATGGACTTGCTAATCCGGCTGCGGGTACTGCTGGCCGTCCTACATTTGGGTTTACTGCCCAATGGGGAACTCGGATAGCAGGTAAAAAATCCGATGCGGATATTGGGCTTCGTGGCGGTATGCGTGTCCGTTCTGGTGAATCAGTTAAGGAGAAGATTTGCGCTTCTGATTTTGGCTACTACATTCAAAATGCTGCGGCATAGGGGGGACTTTGGAAGCTATTAAATACACGGTTCTTGACTTGCTTAATCACGGTGGCAGGCAGTATGAACCAGGTGATGTAGTGGAATTGACTGAACAAGAAGCTGCTCCGCTTATTTCCCTAAACGTGGTTGAACCCTTACCTGTGGAAGAAAAGGCTCTCAATAAATGAACTACGCCACCCAAGAGGACATGATCAACCTATTTGGAGAACCAGAAGTAATTGAACTCACTAATCTGGATAATCCAAATTTGGAAACAATTGATACAACACGACTTGATCAAGCTCTAGACTATGCCTCACGGGAGGTTGATTCCTATTTACAGGTTGCACAATATCAATTGCCACTAACATCAGTCCCCTTGGTTTTGCGAAATAAGGTAGCTGATATTGCACGTTACCACTTAGATTCCTACCGTGTCAGGGAGGACGTTAGACAACGGTATGAAGATGCTGTTAAATGGCTGCAAATGTTGGCTTCTGGGAAAGTTGGGCTGGGAATAGACAAAATTACTCAGGAACAAATCAGCACTGGTGGGGCGCAATGGTTCAGTCAAGAGCGTATTTTCCCAACTGCTTTGGGTGATTACTATGGTGGATGAATTGTTGATCGATGAAATTGAGAAAGCAATTATTGAACGGTTGGAACCGCTAAAAGCCGAAAAGCTTAGGATTGAAGGATTTCCAGACAATCCTGCTGAACTTGGTAAGCCAGTGGTGATAGGACAGATTTTGGTTGGTTACAGGAAGGAATCTTTAAGTAAGCCATCAACTTTTGTAGCCAGCGCCCCTATCATCCAAGATTGGACTTTGAGTTTTGAACTGTCTTTGCAGTTAAAAAATTTGCGTTCCCATACGGGTGCTTATCCCATTATGGGGAAAATTCGTAATTTATTGACTGGGTATAAGCCTTCTGTAATCCAAAAGCCTCTATACCAGTCTGAGGGCGGGTTTGTCAGCATTAAGGAAGGGGTTTGGTATTATTCAATGATTTTTTCGGTAAGTTTACAGTTTGTAAAAAGACCTTGGGAAAATTAATTTTTTTAATTAAATTAGGTGATTTTATGCTTTCAGGTGTAGGTGAATTAGGTATTTTTACTTTAGATCAGGCGACTAAAGCTTTAGGACAGGATATTTTCTTCCCTGGACTTTTTTATAATTTCGTTTATGCGGGTGAAGCTCAAAGTAAAAAGGCTAAGGCTTGGATTAGTGGTAAGCGAAAAAATGTTTCTTCAGCGGTGGGTGAGGAAACACAGACTCTAAAACTGAGCTTTCAATACCTAGACTGGTTTCATCTAGGTTTCGCCTATGATGAACTTCCTCAGACATCTAATGATGTCCAACTGCCAATTATAAAAACAGTCACCGTGCCAAGCACAACGCCTTACGAAGTTGCCGACAATGATATTACGACTGGCAATGCTGCGAACCTCAAAGCTTATTTACCAGCAAGAGGAGCTTGGGGAGAGGCGGGGTACAGAAAGCGCGTAACAGCCGCACCCGCAGCGAAGCAATTTCAGGTTGATACTACCAATAAGAAATTGATTTTTCATAATTCTGATGCTGGGGCGACAGTTCAATACGCGATCATGAAGACTTATGCGTCCATCGACAGTATCGGTTATGAAAACTCGGCTGATTCCTTCGGGAAACTCAGTTTTCTTGGTAAAGGTTACGGGCCAGAATTCCCTAACGGAATCATGATTTATCTGCCTAATATTACTCGAAGTTCAATTGTGAGCATGGACACAAGCAGTGATGTGCCAGAATTTTCTATAGATTTTGATGCTAATGTGCCACCAGGTAAGCGCACCCCACACCAGTATTTTAATTTGGCTTCTGCTGCCTAATTTGCGTCACATGGTTTGAGTAATAGTTATTTTTGGGGTGTGTTTGCACCCCTTTATTTTTATGATCACTTTGAGCTTTACTGGATTACCATCGTTAACTTTGTATCAAATTCCTGATGGGGCTGATGATTTTGTCTTACGTTCAAGAATTGATGTTATCCGGGCTGGTGAACAAACAAACCAGGGTGTTGATACCTTAGAAGGTGCAGGAAAGCCCTATTTTTTCTGGTCATTCCAGACGGTTGTTTCCGAGGATGAATCGGTTCTATTTGATGAGATATGTAGCAAGCAGCAAAATTTTTATAAAAACAGACAAGATGGCAAGATATTGCTACAAGATGAGAGATTTTGGGTTTCTGCCACCGAGTCTACTAAAAATTTGCGATCGGCTTTTGGTGGCACAGCTACCACCTGGGGAGGTACTAAATACCGTATATCCTGCCCCGTTTTATTGCGAGTGCCAGAAAACCACAGTCAGCAATTAGCTGAGGATATGTGGCTATTACAGTTCGATGCCAAAGAACTAACCGCGTGAGTCCATAAAAGCTTGTCCTGTAGCGGTTCTAGAGACGGCTGGCACGGTGTCACCTATGCGAACACCTACGCTGGCAATATTTGTTGTTCGTATGGTTCCACCATCTGGGAGATCAATTTTCTGCTGTCCAGTTGCGGGGTCGTATTCTCCCATTGTGCCATTTACTCCAGACGATGAGGCTTGAGTTAGCTTTTGAGTGGTTTGGGTTTGGCGGTATTGAATCTCGCTATTTGCTTGGATTATTCTAATTAAATTGCTCATAATCCCAATAATTCTTTAATATCTTGTAAATAGATGCTTGCGGGAGTGGATGCGGGTAATCCAAGTGTATAAGATAAATTGTATTCTTGTAGTCCTGAAGGGTAGGGTGAGTTGCCATCAATTGCATCACGAACGTGTGCAGAAAATGCTATTTCTTCATTCGGTGCTTGTGGATATTGAACCGAATATATTTTCCCTTTAAAAAATTCTCTTTGACTATACGTGCTTAAAAAATTATCTCTATCCAATGTGAATGTGTCTGTTGGTTCAGCCGCAATGTTTCTGGGTACTTTGTGGTACGTAAAGGGATCATCCACAACAAACCCCGCAGCAGACTCATTAATAAAAGCCATAATTATAATCTTGTTTGGTTCTCCTCCTCCTCTAAAATCAGAAGACATCCACTGCAACCATCTTTCATTGCTATATTGCAATATTTTATAATATTTATCAACTCTTTCTTGTGTTCCATAGATTTCATCTCTTAGACTTTCTCGTAGTACGTTTAATGAGCTTATAATAGTCGGGATTTCATTATCCATGCTACCACTAGTATCGACAATGCCAATGATGTAAGTATCAAGTAAGTTGCTTGGTCTTTTTTTCTCTTCTTCTTGGATTTCAAATGGTTGGTGATTTTTATAATCCAGAGAGATAGATTGCATTCCATAAGCTTGTATTCCTCTAACTGGAGTGCCATCGGGGACGCTGGAATTAAATATTTTAATTCCAGCTATAACTTGTCCACCATTTGGATAGATTACTTTGTACCTACCTGTCTCTTGATGGTATTCGCCAATCCTTAAAAGTGGCGGTAGTATATTCTTATTTTTTTGAGTAAGTTGATATTTTAATTTAATCTGTTCTTGAATTTTTCGTGTCAGGTCGTCCATCATATTACCGCGTTATATAAAAATGTTCTTCCTGTCGTATCTATAGTTTGAGTAAATACGAAATCTTCGATTCCCGCTAAAATTCCTTGATTGTCTCCCCGATCTCCATTTCCTCCGCTTATCACTGCAAAATATCGAAAAGTAATTGAGCCAGAAGTCGGGGTAAACGTGATATTAATTGGTCCCACACTTGCTAATTGAGTTTGTATGTTGATTGTGGCTGGGGGCGGAGAGAATGATCTTCTGCTAGAACCATAATAATCAGGAACTTCTTTTCTAACCCAAATATCAAAGTCATCGATGGGGCTTAACGCTTGTTCATTAATTGTAGTAACTCCACTACCCGCGCTGCTAATCGCTAATGCAATTCCAGTTTTACTGATTTGATTGTAGGTTGAAGATGTGCAAACCTGAAAAGATGCACCATCAACATTAATAATATTGTAGTATCCACCGCTAAAAATATTGCTTGGCAGGCTACCGCCAGTATTTGAGAATGTAATTCTATTACCGTTTACAAAATCATGTCCCACTGCGGTAATAAAACCAGTATCTGTATCTATATCTGTTATGACTACAGATGTTGGATCGTTAGCAATTAATAATCCGTACCAGCCTGTTGCACTTGAGTGAATTCCAGTAAGCGCTCTTTGTCTTTCTAGTGTTGTTTTTTGAAACATAAATAGCCTCAATTTTGTTTTCTTATTATAGTCTATTGATAGGCGAATATGTCGTAATTATATATATCATAAGTATAGTTATTTGTTATTGTTATTGTTTTGCTTTTCACTGAAATATTGATTTCATATGCAAGGTCATTAGTTATTTGTGTTTTTGTCTCAGGTTCTATGAGAATATTGGAGGAGATATCGGTTACATATAAAAAGATATTATTGATTTCCAATGGATTCATTAAATAAGCGTAATTAGCAAAAATTTCTATTGTTTTTGCGGCGAAATAAATTTCTTGGGTTACAGAAACTAAGTAATCATATTTACATTCAAGTGATTGAATCTGTTGAACTGGAGATATTGGTACATCAGGAATTACTGGTACTATATCCCCAATAACAGGAATACTACCCAAGTAATTACCAATAAAGCTAAATGTCATTGTCTGATTATCTAGCACAACTACTGGGGAATCCATAATGAATGCTCCATTATGGATATTTACTGTACTAAATGGTGTTGTATTATCCAGCCATTCGTGGTCTGGAGGCATTGTAACTAAACGAGATCGATATCGCTGGTGCTGTAATTTTCCGATTAAGTTCGCCAGGGCTTGGCACTCAGCGTCACTTGTTAGTGTGCTACAAGAGATTTCAAATTCTTTTTCATAAAATGGGTTAGATGTGGCGGAATAAAGCTTACTCTCTCCTTTAATAATTACGCTATCAATCGGTGTGTTTGGCTCTTTTGTTGGCCATTCGGGTGGGGTTTGCCCCGTTTTTCTTTCTGTTGATTTCAGAACAAGTTCCCCCAGCGCTTGATAACTAAATCCTGTATTTCCGCTTATTCCTCCCGTAATAGAAACGTTAACAGTCAAGGAATTTCTTTTGTAAATTAGGCGTTTGTATTCAAATCTCCTACATTTAGCAGATCCATTTCCACCGATTGAAACTCCATAAAAATTACTGTTGCTATCCCACGATTCAACGATTCTTTCTTTGACTGCTAATTCATACCCATCTAAATATATGGGTACTAAAGAATTGTAAGGCGTGCCTGTGTTTTTATCTACGGCAAATAAAACTGAATTAGTGGTTATCTTGCTTCGTAATATCCCATCATCAGCCCCGCCACTTGCGCCCGGCAAGCTATTTGAGTATTCTTCTTTTGTTATTTGTGCATTATTAATCATGGACAAATTACCAGGAAAATCGTCTGGTAACGCAACCCCTAATAGCTTACTAGTTTTTTTCTCGTTTTTGATTAAACGCCCTTTTGAATTAAAATAGATGGATTCTATAGTTATTTCTGAAGTTTTTATTGAAGAATTACCAGCATACACATTAGGAAATATTGAAGCCAGAGCTTCTTCTACTACTATTTTTCTAGTACCATTTTTAAATGGATAAACAGTTTCGCGCCGTCTAAGAGCTTTATCTCCGTTGAAATCAGTTTCAAACTCCTCATTCACTATTGGATCTTCAGAGCCGCAAATTGCAATTTTCTCGCAACTCCCCGTAACTCTAAAAAGTTCGGCTGGAATTTCTAATCCAGGTTGCCTCTCAAAAAGCTTTACTTGCGACCGGGAACGTTGAAATGAAATCGACCTTTGCCGATATTCAACAGATCTGATTAATTCGTTGGCATCACAATAAAGCCAATAGCCTCGCTCTCCGCAAATTTGTTGAGCAAGTGAAATGTAAGATTGAGTAAATTTATTGGGCGGAACTTCAAAATATCCTGGTATATTAATAATTGGAAATAATCCTGCTAGTTGTAGTAGTTGATTCACAACACTATTAACGTCAATAGGTTGTTGACTCATTTGAAATCCTAAACCTTCAAAATCCTTTGGCGGAGATTCAAAATCTCGTAATCCTAATTGGTCAGTTAATTCAGCTTGACCAGTGTATGTATCCTCGTTGTAAAAATATCTCTTGATCCGAACTGTGGCAATAAGCTTGCCATCAATCCTGACCCTAATTGGATGCATTCCAGTTGCCCATCTTTGAGGGTTTATCAAGTCGTCCAACGATTCAGTTACCAAATCAGGATTTAGTGATTCATCAAGGACGAAAGACCCTTGCCACGAATAAGGGGTAGAAATTTCTGCACGAGGTCTTTGTAAGGTAAATTGGCTTATGAGATGGGTGATATCCCAATCTCCTATGGTTAGTTGCCAATTGGGAATAGCAAAATTTAATGGGGTCATAGTGGCATTGAGGTACGAATCAAATCCATTACTTGCGAAACCTGATTTATTTCATTCTCTTCTCTATAGAAGTTGAACTGGTTCTGACTTATCGGCTTTCTTTGCCGTAGGTCATCCCGTAAACCTTGAATTTCTTGTGTTAATTGGCTGAAATTGCCAGAATTTAAAGGTGCTGGTGATGCGGCTCTGATAGTAACTGGGTTCATCAACTCAGCAACTTTTCGGGCTGAGACTACGTAGCTGTTGGTTCCTGGAACCACAACTTCGGAAACTCCAGGGATAAACTCACCACCGGGTCCATCACCCACTAAATATGGTTGTCCCGCTGTCATTGGTCCACCAGTAAATCGTGATGTCGGGGTTTCTGAAGATGATTGATTAGCAGCCGATTCCGCTCTTTGTTTGGCGGTAGCTTCTGCTTCTTTAGCAGCTTTCTCAGCAGCCGCTGCGGCTTCCTGTGCAGCCTTCATGGCTTCAGCAAATTTAGCTGCTTCTATTCCAGCAAGTTCCATTGATTGAGATGCTGATCTGGTTTTATCTGCCACATCCAACTGTGATTTGATAGCTTGTTGATCAGCCTCCAGTTGTTTTCTCTGGTTTTCTGCTAATTCTGGCTGAATATTAACTTGTTCTTGGGCATTTTTGATATTTTGCCCTGTTAAGTCTACTGCTTGTTTAGCTAGATTAACTGCCTGTTGGGCATCTTTGATAGCTTTGGTGTTTTGAGGATTTTGTTTGGCTGTGTCCAGCTTAGATTCGGCTGTATTTAAATTCTGTCTGGCTTGGTTTTCAGCTATTCGGGCTTCAATTAAAGCGTTGTTAGCGGCAATTTGATTTTTTTGGATTTCTAAAGCTAATGACTGTTTTTGCCTTGCTATTTCAGCTAATGCTGCTTCTCGCTTTTGTTGAGCAAGTTGATTTTCAACAGCCTGTCTTTGTTTGACTAGGGATAATTCGGTGATAGCCCCATCTACTACCAATTTGTTCAGCGCAGCCTGTAAAATAGCCCTGGCTTCGGGACTTTCAACTTTGTCAATTTCTTTACGTAGTGCTAATGCCTGCTGGAGAATTTGTATTTCCCCTTCAGACTGGGTTTGCTGGAGGTTTGATAGTGATTTTTGAACGGCCGCGCGTGATTCTAGTAATTGCTTACTAACATCTAGTGTCTGGTTAATTGCATCCAAAGCGGCTTTTTCTTTTTCCAAATCAGCCGTGATACTGGCACTAGCTCTGGCTTGAGCAGCCTCTCTTTCTTCAATCGCCTTCAGAGCCTCATTTTTTACACGCTGCTGTTGTTCGTACTCGTCTTGAAGCAGTTGCAGTGAAAGATCAGCAGTACGTTGGCGACTAGCGCGAATTTTACTTTGTCTGGTTTCTTCGTCGTCTGGATTAGTTACCTTGGGTAAAGCAAGAAGTTTGGCTAGTCGTTCCTGCTCGATTTGTAAGTCCTTAATGATACTTTGGCGTTTAGCATTGAGCCGGAGTTCTTCGGCCTGTTTCTGACTAATAACACCCTGATTAAGTAAGTTCTGAATCTGTATGAATCTAGCTGTTTCTGCTGATTTAACCGCTTCAGATGCTTTAGCAAGGGAAGTTTCCAGGTCTTTAATGTACACCCCTTGCAATTTTTGCAGTCCATCAGTACGGGTTTTAACAATTTCCCCTTGCAACTGCTTCTCCTGATCAGCCAATTGCTTTGCGGTATCACTATTACCCCTACCTTCCTTTTTTTCTCTCGCTAGGGCTTGCTGGGTATTTCTCAGCCTTATTTCTAATTCCTGTTGTTTCAAAGCCGTTAAACGGCGTTCACCTTCAGACTGAGATAGTATCCCTTGGTCAATCAAATTTTGTGTTTGCTGCTGTTTGGTTTTGACATCAGCAAGCCGTCGTTCACCTTGATTTTGTTGAATTTTGGTAATTGTTTCACTCGCTGCTACCTGCTGCTCAAAGGAGATTTTAGTATTTGTACGAATAGCTTCTAATTCCTTGATGGCTTGCTGGGTGGTGATTTGCCCCAGTTGTCGCCGCTGCTCAGTCAGGGAAATTAATTCTTTAGCTGCTTGGTTTGCACGGTTAGAATCACCCCCAGCACCTTCAGATAAAACCCTGCGTGCGTTTTCGGCTTTATCCTGCAATTGTTTGTATGTATTACCGAGAGTGTCTAAGGATTTTGCCTGAACTTGGATGTTGGTTATGGAAGTTTTGAACTGTCCATTTTGTCTTTCCAAGCTAGTCAAGTAAGCATCTATAACTGCAATTTGCCCTTTAAGGGCAATTTTGTTTTCTGTCCCAACTACACTGAGTTGTACTAGTTCTTTCCGTTGATTTTTTAAATCAGTAATAACTTGTTGTGCTGATTGCCTTGCTTTGGTTTCAGATGCTACCTGTTCCTTAGTGAGTTGTATCTTGTCCTTGTCAGCCTGGTTACGTAGATCAAGAGCAGTTTTTTGTTCCTTGATTGACTTTGTAGCTTGGGTTAAGAGCGTTTCTGTTGTGCCAGCATATGCCTGTATCGCCTCCTGACTGAGTTGAGCAGTTCCGGCTAGTTCAGCAAGATTATTTTGTGCTTGCTCAAACCCTTCGGTAGCGATGTTGGTTAAATTGACTAATCCTTGAATCAACGGCTGCAACGCTTCAACTAAATTAGCCACACCATCAGCAGATACCTTTAATCCTGTTATGAATGTGTCTGCGAAAATTTCAGCAGATGGGCGTAAATCTTGAATAGTTGGCAATAAGACATCACCAATACGCATAGCCGCATCGCCAACAGCTTGAGCTAGACTTAAAAATTTCAGAATTGCATCTTGACTAAAGCTTTGCAATTCTTCTTGGTTTTCTTTGAGGAATTGATATAGCTCATCCAAGGCATCAACAAGTGGCTCTAAGAGTGGTTCTCCGGCTACTTGAGCAGTTATTTCTAGTACCTCTTGGATATTACTGGTGATACCATTGATGCTTTTGGCAGCTAATTTATTGCCCTCCACAAACGGGTTCAACCGAGTCCTAAGTTCGTCAACTAAAACACCTTGTGCTTTCCAGCTTTGAACTTGTTGATTGGTGATTCCAAGGTTCTTAGCTAAAACTGAATTTGTATCAATTGTGCCATTTAAAATAGAAGTAATTTCTTGTCGAGCTTGATCCAGCGGTAATCCTATCGTTCCTAAAGCAGCAGCGAAATCAGTGGTTAGTTTTGTCGCCGCTCCTATGGCATCTGGAATTTGCTTACTTTGATTAGTTAAACTGGCTGCTTGTGAAGTAAGAATATTAAAGGTGTCAACTAATTGTCCGCTGGTAACACCAACCACATCTAAACTTGCTTCTCGAATTTGCTGTACTGCTTGTTTAATAGGCTCGTCCAAGGCTTGTATGGCTTGCGTTGGATCTTGAATTTCTACCCCATCAGCTAATATTTTGTTCGTAGCAACAAGGTTTGCACGAGCGCCTAATAATTGCTGGTTAAGCTTCTCGTTCTGTCCAATTAGCAAGTCATAGGCTGGTTTAGCAACAGCAGCTAAAGTTTGAACTGCCTGAACAACATTGTTAAATTTGAACGCTAATTCAGCTACGCTAAGACCCGCTCTTTGATTTTGTTGGGTGATATTTGCAGATGTAGCACCCAGCCCATTTAAAGCCTGCTGAATCTGTCGAGTTTCGCCAACTGTTCTGTCAGCACCTGAAGACTGAAAAACTATTGAAACTCTCATTGTTGCTGACCTCTGTCTTTTTCTAAATCCTGTCTGGCTTTTTGCTGCCATTCACGCTGTTGGGCTTTTTCTCGTTTCTGTGGATCAGCATCTTGCATTTGTTTACTTCTAGCTTGCATGATGTCTAAAAGCTGATCAGCGGAAAGCGTGCTGCTAAGTTCTAAAGCCTTTTGTAAATCCTCTGTATGGCTCCATAATGCTGCTACAAGCTCTTCATAAGTCGCACCTTTTTGGCTTTTGATACCGTTATTCTGAACAGGAAAGTTCAACTCGATTAAAATTCCCTGTTTATGCACAGCAACCCCTTGATACTCCCCTGCCTGATATGGGAAAAGCATTTGAGTCATCATGTGGAAATCTACCCATTCTAGAGAAATGCCGGATAACTCTAAGCATCTATGGCACAGGTGACGGAAATATGTGTCCCGCTCATAGAGCGATCGCACTGTCTCTAGCTCAGATGAGTTGTCTAAAAATTTTTGTAGTTGAGAAAAACGCGATCGCAGTTCCTCTCGATTTTTTAGTGAGCAGCCGTGAATGAGGCGATATTCTCCAGTTATATCTTGAAATTCTATACAGTCAAATTCTACGTGAGCTATTTCCAT